TAGTATATTGTTCGCCTGCGTGAATATATTCTAACATTATTATTTCGTCTGTAATTTCACCTGCAAACGCATTATCTACTATTGCCTGTTGATTTCTATTATTAATTGTTGCTTCTCTTGGAATTTCTGTGTCGTCGACGCCGTCTGCAATTGCTCCGTAACTACCGTATGAGTTGTTTCCGTTTGTTGCACGAATCTTGCCTCCGTTTTCTGCGAGATATCCAATTACACAATAGTAAGTAAACACTGATACAAGTTCTGCTCTACCGTTGTTTGTAACCCAAGCACCGACGCCATCACTTAGTACCTGTGTAAAGTCGTTAGATACCATTGACTTGTTGCCGCCGTTGTGTAGTGCTCCGTCGATCTTTTGTCCAGTACAATTATTACCTATGGTTGTTACGCCTTGTATATACGGAGATCTAGTTAGGATCCATGTTCTGTTGTCGTCTGGTCCCCAGCCCGGATCTAATGAACAAAATGATCCACCTGTTGGTCTTTGATACAAGTCAAATACTCCAGGAGGATTAAGCGTTCCGTCAAGTCCACCAATAGTACAATTACGTACACCAGTAGCATCTCTCAAATAAAACATATCGTCAAATCTACTACCTGCTACACTATTAGCCCAGCGTCTTGCTGCTAACACACTTTGATAATTTCCTTCGTACTGAAGATCGTGTCTCCATCCTCTTAAGAAACTTCTAAATCCTACCTTGAGCCACTCATCGTCATAATAGTTATATTGTGAATAGTTTTCATTTAAAAATGCAATAGCTTCTGCTACTAAAAATTCTGTATTGTTAAAAATTGCAGTAGATGTATTTTTTCTGCTTTGATTATTTGTAAGATTGTTTGTGCCGGCGATAACTGGATCAAACCCACCGACGCCTAATTGGTATTCTATTTTACCTGAAATATCACTTATAAGAGCAGAAAGCACAGGTTGTATTAATATGTAATCTGCTGGCAAAAATTGAAATACTTGTTCTTGAGTATTACCTGATGTTTTTTCTACTGTGTCGTTTGCAATTATTTGTTCTAATACTGCTAGTATTCTGTTTAATCCAATCACAGTGTAGTTGAGGTCACCGTCTACATACAAATCTGACGATATTGCAGGATTACCGTTTATGGATACTGAGCGCAATTCGTCGCCCATTACAACTGTTTTAGCAGGTGCTATTATTGGCAATACTTCGTCGTATCTTCCTGTCTTAATAGAAATTTTTGCAGGTCTTGCTACTGCAATATTATCTTCAATATATTCAGCAGCGTATCGGATTGTTTTAAAAGGTTTTAAGTATGTTGTTCCTCTGCCTGGCTCGTCTATTCCTTCGTTTGATACATATAGTACTAATGGCTCTTTGTCAAGAAAGTTTCTCCATACTACTGAATCTTCACTATTGATACTTAGCAGTTGATCCTGCACTCCAATAGGTACCGCAGCAGCGCCAAAAGTACTCCCGTCGCCTTTTGCTCTAAAACGTAAATCGTATGTTAATAAATCTCCTGGTTGGCCTAAGCCTGCTTCTGTTCCTGACTGTGCTACAAATGTCCAATAATTATAACCTGAGCCGTTATCGCCTGGATAGTTATTACTTAATGCCACGTGGCCTAGGTTACACTCGTAAAGTTCGCCGTAGTAGATAACCATGTCGCCTACAGCATATTCTTGATCAACTGTCCAGCTCCCTTGCCATTGTTGTCCAGGTATTACTACTTGCCAAAAACCAATGTCACTTTCGTAATCTAACGTACTACCGTCGAGTGGTACATCTTGAACTGCAATTTCTAAGCGGCCGCCTCTTCTAACAAGGTCTCCTGTAAGATACACATTTGAAGGTGACCAATCACCTCTAAAGTTATATGTCTTAGACATTAACTGCCAGTATAATGTACTATCGGTATTAGATGGATTTTGATCTACACTATTACGTAATGCATAATACATATATCCACCGTACTCTACAATGTCTCCTGCCTCATAGGTATCTGAATTTGACCACACACCGTTAAACTGAAATCCTGGTAAGTGAAGTACAAATTTGTCTTCTTCAAATGCATCAGTCGGAGTATGTGTTTGTGTACATTTAAATATGCTTCCGCCAAATTTTACAAAATCGTTCTTATAATATGTTGTAGATAATGTCCAGGCTCCTGCATATTCATTTTTATCTGTAAATATTTCCCACTTACTAAGATCATCTTCTAGTAAAGTTTGGGAAGCATGAGCTGTAACACACTTATACTTTATACTGCCGTACCTAACAACTGCTCCTCTGCCGTAGTTAGTTGCTGGGAGCCAATCTGCTTCGAAGCCAATGCCATCAGCAAACAATGTCCAATCGGCTTGGTTAGTTTCGAATGTAGTAGCTGTATGTCCTTTTACACATATCCACAATGATCCTGTGTGCGTAACAATGTCGCCCAGCTTGTAAAATGTAGACGGTGTCCAAGTACCAACAAACTGTCTTGCATCTGTCATCACAGTCCATCTTGGTTCTGGTTGTGGTGGATTTGACTCAGGAAGTATTCTATCTAGATCAGTATAAAAGTTTGCATCTGAAGTATGTGTTCCTAAACACACATAACTTTTACCACCATATCTAACTACATCATCTCGGTCGTAGTTATATGCCGATTGCCAGTCTCCTCTCCAGTTATACTTAAAGCGTTCTAATTTAAATTCAGCCATTTATCTTATCCTAATATCCGTCCGGTGATATTGTATCATCGTGATCATATCCTTCACTTATTCGTAATATAAATTGTCCATCTACAGGATCAATATAATATGTAAGTGATCTTCCGTCCCATTTAATCTGTGGGTATCTTAAGTTATCATAAAGTATATTATGATTTTCGTCGATGCCATCTAAAAAGTCTATTCCTTCTTCAAAGTCGGGATAATTTTCTTCTGCATCGCCAATATCATTAATTGTCATTAAGTTTTCTGTGCCTCCACCTAATTGATCTATTCTGATTAGATAAAGTTCGCCGTCGGTACTTCTACGCATACCATATGCGTATCTCTTAATGATACCGTCTAATACGTCTTGTGATGAACTGCCTATAAAATTACCCATAATTATTCCTTACGTTATTTCTACATAACTTAACACTACATCAAGACTGTCATCTACACTTGCTTGTACAGATAAAATGTTTGACGGTGCCATTATTAATTTTTCTCCGTTTGTAACAACTCGCAAACTTGTGTTAGCTGGTACAATAGTGTCTTTTAAATAATATCCTGTTACGCTGGTATCGTCTTTTAACAAAACACTAGCATACACAAACGACTCTGTCAAATTTGTTATGCTCATACCTATCACCGTAGCTCTTGCACTAGCTGAATTTTCTAAGATTTCAACTGGCTTAGTTCCTACTTGTTTTATTACTTTATTTTTAAAAAATGTTGCCATCTTATTATCCTAACATTAGTACTCTTTCTACAGCAATATCTTGTGCATCGTTTAAACTAATACCAGATGCTGCACCAGCAACACCTGTCCACTGTGTTCCGTCCCAAACTTCAACACGACTATCAGCTGTATTAAAACGCATCATACCTGTTTCGGTATATGCAAGAGCCGGTCTGTTTGTTGCATCACCAACTGGTAAAACAAAACCATTTGTATTATCAATTTTAACAAAACCGTCTGTTGTATTTTCAAATATTGTTGCTGCATTTGCAACTGTATTTAAAATAGTGTTGTCTTTAATAGAAAAGTTATCAATTACAACTGACCCAGTTCCGTTTGGTGATAATTCTAAATCTGTATCTGTAGTTATTGTACTTATCACATTGCCGTCTATTTGGATATCATCAATGACTATTTTATTTGCATTAAATCGTGCTGCTGTTAAGTCGGCAACTACTACGCCGCCAGTGTAAAACCTAATAGTATTATCATTTGCACCAGGAGTTAGTTCTGCTGTGATGTAAGTATCTTCGTCAAGGTCAATTGGTCCTCTATTTAATATAATCCAATTTGTTCCATTATAACCTTCAAAGGTATTATCGTCAGTGTTGTATCTGATCATACCTGTTTCTGGTGTGCCAGGTCTTTCTAATTCTGTTCCCTTAGGCAATACAAAACTGTTTGTACTATCAATTTCTACTGTGCCGCTGCCTGGCTGTAGAATCATATCGTTTGTGGTTGAAACTATATTAGTATTGAAACTGAATTCATCAACGACTATCGATCCAGTGCCGTTAGCACGTAATTCTAAATCGCTGTTAGATAAAGTTGTTGTAACAAAGTTATCATCAATTAATATATCGCCTGTTGAAAAACTATTTGCTGTAATAGTACCCGAGCTGTTTAAGTCAGCAATTGTTGCTGTGCCACTTATAGTAATATCTTGTTCGAATGTTGCATTATTAGATGGTATACGTATTATGCCTGTACCATTAGCACGTAATTCTAAATCTGAATTACTAAGTGTTGTGGTAATATAATTATCGTCAATTAAAATATCTTCTAGTTGTGTACTGCCGTTAACTGTAAGAGTTTCTGTAATAGTAACATCGCCAGTAACGGAATAATTTCCAGTTTGGTTATAATTGCCTACGTGTGTAATTACTCCTGTAATGTTTGTGTTAGCAAGGTTTGTTACACCGTTTACTGTTAAGTTATTATCTATCTGTACATTATTATTCGGAGCATAAATTGTACCAGTTCCATTTGCACGAAGTAATAAATTACTATCAGTAAGTGTTGTAGTTATAAAATTATCATCAATTAATATATCGCCTGTTGAAAAACTATTTGCAGTAATAGTACCTGAGCTGTCTATATCTGCAAAATATCCTACACCATTTACAGTTAAGTTATTATCAATTTCAACATTGTTTGAAGGAACATAAACTCGGCCAGTTCCGTTTGCTCTTAGTTCTAGATCTGAGTTGCTAAGGGTTGTAGTAATATAATTATCGTTAATTAAAATATCTTCAAACTGTGTTTCGCTGTTTATGTTTACTGTTCCGCTTACAGTCATATTTCCTGTAAGTGTAATATCACCAGTCTGAACTGTATTTCCAGTGTGTGTAAATGTGCCGTTAATTGTAGTATTTGATAACGTAGTTACGCCGTTTACTGTTAAGTTATTATCTATCTGTACGTTATTAGTAGGAACATAAACTGTGCCGGTGCCATTGGCTCTTAGTTCTAAATCTGCATTAGAAGCAGTTGTAGTAATATAGTTGTCATTAATCTTTATATCGTCTATGTCTACCTGTCCAGCAAATAATTCTTTCCAAGTTTTTGATGTGCTACCTAAATTATAAGTTGAAGTTTCATTTGGGACTATGTCTGAAACAACTTCTGCAACAAGATTTAAATCGTCGGTGTTTTCGTCACCTATTGTGATATTACCGCCTACAGTAACATTGCCTGTTACGTCAACATTACCTGTTACACTTACATCGTCTTGTAAATTAATTTCTCCACTTGCTGCTGTTACATTCAAGTCACCGCTGGTGGTTTCAATTGTGTTGTCGTGTATGCTAATATTGCCAGTGTCAACTGTAGTGCCGTCTATAAATGTTGTGTTGCCACCATCAGTAAATGTTAAGCCTGATGTACTCTGTACCTGGAAGTTAGCACTTGAAAAAGTAATTGTGCCCGTTTGCTGGTCTACATAAAACAAATCGCCAACACGGAAGTCGCCTTGATGGTCAACTGATGTATAACGTATTTTTGCACCGTTAAGTTCTACAACTTCGTTTTCTTGTACAACTGCTGTGGGTTCGTTATCTTCAAATTCTTCTGTGCCTATGTATGCAAGGTTGTGTCCAATAGCATACATCAATACACCAGGGCCGTCACCGTAAAGTCCAAATTTACCGTAAACTGATGCAGATGCAATTGAACGTATCTCTGCACCAAAGTCTGTATAGTCAGCTAGTGTAATGCCTGTTGCTGTTGCGCCACCGCTAAATCTAATATCTTGTGCTAGTACGACATCATCTTCAAATGTAGTGCTTGCATTGTCACCATCGAAACGTGCCATTAACACAGTTTGTGATGTTACGGGCAACGGTAAGTTAGTAGGAGTAAATCCTGCTGTGTAAACTGCTGTGCCTTTTATAACTCTAACATCATCTATGTTACCGTCTAGTGCTCCACCAGCATCGTGTTCAGCACCAATATATACTGGCTTAGTGTTGCCGTAGTCGTTGCTGTCTGTGTATGTGCTACCAACTTGTGTACCGTCTACAAAAAGTTTTGTGTCTGTTCCTGAACGTGTTAGTGCAATGTGATGCCAAGTAGTTGCACTTAATGCTGTAGTACCTGTAATTACTGTGCTGTTACCTACGTTAACTTTTGCATCAGCACCGTCTGCATAAATCCAAACTGCTGTGTCTGTATCTACGCCTGCACGAAAATCTGTAAATGTTTGTACACCACTAGTTGCATCCAAGTATATCCAACCTTCAACTGTAAAGTCATCTGTGCCAAATCCAAAGTCTGCTTGTGAAGTAATTGATGCATAGTCGCCTGTACCATCTAACAATAAACTAGCAGTACCCATTTTCTTAATACTGGTGCTAAGTTGTGCATCACCGTTAGCAGCAATGGTTTTGCCACCGCGTTCTGATGCCGTTTCAAAGCCTACTACTTTACCGTCTATATAAAACTTGCCATCGGCATCTTTGTCTGCAATAGTTCCAGATGCTAATAGTGTGACACCGTCAGTGTCATAGTAGGAAACTGTTTCGCTTGCTGCAAAAGTTCCGCTTAGGCCATTAACTCTAAGTGCTGTTTGGCCTGCTCCTTTTAATCCATCGTTACTGTCAAATGCGTTGAAACTCTTGTTAGCAAAATATGTAAATGAATTTAACCATTCAATTCTAGCACCATTAGTTGCTGTTATAGCATCAACACCTGGACATATAAATGTTGCAGAGTGGAACAACATACTTGCTTCTTTTGACGCTGCTGTAGCATAAGCACCGTCTATGTAAGCACCTTTACCTGCATCGCCTGCATTGTATCCTCTTGGATCACTAGCATCGGATGTTGAACCAAAAGTAAGAACTGTTATGTTTCTAATATACGGAGAACGTGTTGTAACTTCAAAGTCTGTGGCAAAACGGAAAGCATATCCATTGTCTGGAAATACTCTTGTTCCGCCGTTACAACTAAATGTTAAATCTTTTAAAAATAAATTTGCACCTACATATGTATCATGTGGTACGTCTGTTGTAATTGTAAGCTCGCCTGTTGTGTGGTCATACGTAGCACCAGTAACATTTGCTATTGTGCTGTCATCAGAATCAATAGTTCCGCCGCTTACGTAAGCATGGGCAAACGGAGATGTTCCTACATTTACTTTTATAGTTGAAGTGTCTGGGATATTTGTAACTGCAAAAAAGTTACCGCCACTGTAAAAATCTCTAACAGTTAAATCTTCTACAGTACTTTGACCGTTTAACAAAAAGGCATCGTTATATCTTGTAGCAGTTGTAGGCTTGATATTTACTGCTCTTATGCCATAACCTTTAAGTGCTACGCCTACTGGAATTGTTAACGGAAATTGTTCAACATATACACCCGGAGAGTCCAGTACAGTGTCGCCGTCGGTTGCTGTTGCTAGTGCAGCCTTAATACTGCTTTTTGGGTCTTGAGGGTGTGTTCCTGAATTTAAGTCATTGCCATTTTCTGCAACATATAATGTATTCCCTGGACGTAAAGATAAATCAACACCGTCAACTTCTAACGCACCAGTTTCAATTTCTCCTGCAACAAAGTTGTTTACCCAAATGTTTTGCCAGCGTTTTGTATCTGTACCTAAAGTGTATGTGTTGTCTTGATCAGGAACAATATTACTAGCAATTTCGCCGTTTAAAATTATATTGTCTGTGTCTTGATCACCAATAGTAATATTACCGTCGGCAGTAATTGTTCCGGTTGCGTGTAAATTACCATATACATTTGTGTTGGCTTGTATTTCTACTGTGCCTGTGCCGTTAGGACGTAGTTCTAAATTACTGTTTGTATCTGTGGTTGAAATGACATTTTGTTCTATTCTTATATTTTCAAATTGAGCAGTTCTGCCAACTGACAAATCTGTAGATGCTGTAACGTTTCCAGTTACATTAATATTTCCATTACTAACAATATCTTGTGTAGTAGTTATTCCGTTGACTTGTAAATCTTGCGTGATTTCTACATTATTTGTAGGAATATAAATTATGCCTGAACCGTTTGCTCGTAGTTCTAAATCTGCATTTGAACTATTGGTTGTAATAATATTATCATTAATGTTTATACTGTCAATCTGTACTTCAGTATTATATACAATTTTATCAGGTGTTGCAAGATTTAAAACAGATTGAGAAGTTTCTATAGTGTTTCCACTTATAGATATATTTGCTATATTTGCAAGGGTAGTTACTTCTAAGTTAGTTGTACGAGTTGTACCGTTTACATCTAGATCGTACTGAGGACTGTTAGTGTTTACACCAATGCGGCTGTCTGTTACATTTAGATATAGTAAGTCTGTCTCAAAAGCCAAATCGACGCCTTGGCGCTCGAGATTTGCCTTTAAGAGCGGACCACTGATTCGACCAAGTGCCATCTCTTCTCCTCAATACGGGGATCCTGTCCCTCTAGCCACCTTACATTGCGGGCTAACCACAGTTTGTCCTGCAACAGCTGGTCTGCTATTGTTGCATTAATAGTATTTATCAATTATAAAGAAAAGGGTTGAGTTACCCTAATATAAGAGACCATTCATCTACAATTTCGCCCATAAGTTCTGCACTGACTGTTTCGCCCACTGGGCCAGTTGATTCAATCCACTCTGTGCCTGTGTAAACTTCTGCTATACTTTCGTCGGTATTGTATCTAAATTCGCCAGTCTCTGGGCCTGATCTTCTACTAGCAGTGTCACCTGCTGTAATTGCAACGGCGCCCGTGCCTGCAATTTTGACGTAGCCAAATCCGGATGACTGTAAAAGTAAGGCACCTGCAATAGTATTTGTAATTTTATTATCTACAAGATTAGTACTGTCTATAATAACAGAACCTGTGCCATTTCTTTGTAAATCTATGTCGCTATTTGAAACCGTTGTGCTAATAACATTAGCATCAATAGTAATGTCATCTACCTGCAATGCTAATAAATTTACACTATCAGTTATAGACGCAGTTTGTGCATTGTTATTGTAAAAATATAATGTGTTGTCTGTATTGCCTGCTGTTATTTTTGTTCTGTAGTTATCGCTGAATATTCCGCTAAATGCAGTGTTTGCTGTAGAGTATCCTTCAAACAAATTAAACGAAGTGTTATATCTTAAACTACCTGATAATGTTGTACGATCACCAGTTGTGCCCACTGGTAAAATTAAACTGCCGGTTGTATTGATTTTTGTTTTGTTAGATGCACTATCTAATACAATATCAGCAGTATCAGTTGAAAGTATATTATCAATAAATTTACTGTCTGCAAAAAATGTTTTACCAGTGCCGTCGGCACGAAGTTCTAAATTAGAATTAGAAACAGTAGTAGTAATATAATTGTCATTTATTTCTATATTGTTTAACACAACTAATTCGTTTAAATCAAGACTTGTGTCTACTATAACATTATTTGCAGATACGGTTCCTTGGACACTAATGTTATTAGGAATATCAACATTTTCTTTGAATATTACATTACCAGTTCCGCTTGCACGTAATTCTAAATCTGCATTTGAAACTGTAGTTGTTACAACATTTCCTAATACAGATATCGATTCAAAAAATCCATCTCTACTATTAATATTACTAACTGTGCCGTTGCCAGTAATATTTAAATTTCCTGTCTGATTAACTGCACCTATTACTGTGTTTGTTCCGGTAATATTTGTGCTTGTAAATGTAGTAAGTCCGACGACTGTTAAATCATTGTCAATAACAGTATTGTTAGAGTCAATTAATAAAATGCCGTTTCCATTAGCTGTCAATTCTAAGTTTGAATTAGAAACTGTAGTTGTTATAAAGTTGTCGTCAATTTGAATATTATTTCTTACAACCAAATCATTTATATCTAAACTTGTATCTACGTCGATGTTACCAGCAAAGAACGTTCCGTTAACAGTTAAATCATTTTCTACTTCTACATCTTTATCTAGCGATACTACTCCGGTTCCTGCTGCCTTAAGTTCTAAGTCTGCATTAGATACAGTAGTAGTAATGTAGTTGTCATTAATTTGCACATCTTCAAATTCTGTTGCAGAATTAATTACGGTTTTTCCTGTAATAGATACATTGCCTGTAACGTCTATATTGCCTGTAGTTGTTCTTACACCAGTGTGTGTTAGCTCCCCGCTTAGAGACGTTGTACGCAAGTCTGTGACACCATTAATAGTAGTATTGTTGTCAAAGACTGCATTGTCAGAAACATTTATATTTCCGGTACCATTAGCAAGTAACTCTAAGTTTGCATTAGATTGTGTGGTAGTGATAACATTATCGCTTATGGATATGTCATCTATAGTAAGTTCACTTAAAAATATATTTTTCCACTGCTTTGATATAGTGCCTAAATTATAAGTGTTTGTTATTGAAGGAATAATATTACTTGTGATTTCTGCTTCAAAGTCAACTGTGTCTCCGGTTGCATTACCAAGAGTAAAATTAGCACCCGACATTGTAAAGTTGCCTGTCATAGACAGGTTGCTTTGCATATTAACATCATTAGTAAAATTAATTGTGCCTGATGCCGCTGCAATATTACCATCGCCAATTAATGCGCTGATAGTATTATCTTGTATTCTCCAGTTTCCTGTTTCAATTTTTTCTGCATTGATAAAAGTTTCATCTCCGCCTGTGTTTACAGTTATACTAGAAATTCCTGTAAGAGCTACATCACTGTCGCTCAAACTGGTTGTTCCTTTATCAAAGTCTACAACAAAAGCATCGCCAACTCTAAAGTTTCCGCCGGCGTCTTGGCTAGTATAATATATTTTACCGGAGTTTAGTTCAACAGTTTCGTTAGCTTCTATAACAAGTGTTGCATCATTTGAAACGTTTTTGCCTGCACCTATGTAAGCAAAGTTATGATTAATAAGGTACATTAGTGTTTCGTCGCCGTCGGCTTCTGCACCTATATTTCCGTATACACTTGCTGATCCTATAGAGCGCAATTCTGCACCTTTGTTTATGGTGCTTCCGTCTTGGTTTACTCTACCTACTGCATCATTAAATGCATACAGTCCTCTGTTTGCAAAATATGAAAAACAGTTTAACCACTCTACTCTTACACCGCCTGTCATCGACAGTGCATCAACACCGGGTGTTATAAATGTACAACTGTGAAATAGCATTGCAGCGTCAGCACTTGCACTATTCACATCTGTGCCGTCTACTAATGCTCCTTTACCTGCGTCACCGCTTGCAAACCCTCTTGGATCGGTTGCACTAGTTGCAGAGCCTTGTGTAATAACAGTAATGTTTCTAATATATGGAGAACGTGTTGTTGTAATTGCGTTGCTGGCAAATCTAAACGCATAACCTTTATCGTTTATGCTATCATAGTAAAAATCTTTTATGGTTAGGTCTTCTACAGTAGTTTCGCCGGTCATTAAAAATACATCTTCGCTTTGCGTAGAAGTGGTTGGCCTAATAATAGTGTTTCTTAAATCAAAACCTTTGACTGTAGTATTTGAAGGCACTGTTAATGGTAGTTCTTCTTGATAGTCACCTGCCATTACATAGATTACTGTTGGTCCGCCGCTACTAGAATCAGCAACACTTAGAGCGTGTTTAATAGTTGCAAACGGTCCTTGAGGATGGTCTCCTCTGTTAGCATCTGATCCGTTAACTGATACATAAAATATATTACCTACGGGTGTTCCTATGTCTACTCCGCCAATTTGAACTGCGGCTGTGTTGATATCTAATCCGTTTAATAAAACTGACTTTACTTCAGTCCATTGCTTACTGGGCGATCCTAAATTATAGGTTCCTGATTGGTCTGGAATAATATTACTAGCTATTTCGCCATTTAATATTATGTCGTCTGTGTTTTCATCACCTAATGTGATGTCTCCATCAAATGTTACATCTCCGGTTGCGTGTAGTCCTCCGGTGATATTAGTATCTGCATAAATGTCTAACTCGCCTGTGCCGCCCGGGGATAAATCAATATTACTATTAGAATGTGTGGTGCTGATATTGTTTTGATCTATACGAACATTTTCTAACTGCACAGCTCTGCTAATTGCAACATCTTGACTAATTGTTAGGTTAGTTGTAGATACAGTGCCTGTTGCATTTATGGCAGCAGTAGTTGTAGTGCCATCAATTGTTAGATTATTTTCAATAAGCGTGTTGGCTAATATTATATTGCCAGTGCCATTTGCAGTTAGTTGTAAATTTGTGTTAGCAGTGTATGTTGATAGAACGTTATCGTTAATATCTATATCAGCAGTTTGTAAACGCGGTATATTAACATAATTTCCAGCACTTATAATAATATCGCCTGTCGGTACTTCTATTCTGCTGTTTGTAAATTCAAAATTTCCAATATTAGCAATAGTAGTTGCTATTAAATTTGTAGTTTGTGCAGTACCTAATATTGATAAATCTCTACTAGGAGTCTCAGTGTTAATGCCAATTCTATTATTATTAACATCGAAATAAAGTAAAGTAGATGCAGGATCAAACCTATCGTTACTAAACGCTAGATCTATACCGTTTCTTTCTAAGTTGGCTTCTAAGAGCGGCCCTGATATTCTACCTAATTGTCTTGACATACTGTAATTCCTATACAGTATTTATTGGATTTACTTGTCAAAGTTGTGTAGTACTGTTACTGCTTTGCCAATAGGTACAGCAGTACCAAAATTTAGATAGTAGCCTGCAGGCTTTCCGCCTGGATTTTGTACTACTGTGTAGTTAGTGTTTGATATTTGGAAAACGTTTTCAACAAAAACTAAAATTGCTTGTGCGCTTTCTGGTGCTGGATAATCACTGTCGCCGTTGTTAAGTGGCCCGAATAATGTTTCAACAGAATCACCAACTCCAAGATTTTGTTGAACTATGGCCCTTGGTTCTTTGTACCTTAGTTTGCGCCATTGATCGCCTTGTCTAACTTCAAAGTCATCTAGTTCTACATTATATCTTAGATATCCGTTAAGAGGATAAAAAGGTCTATTTTCAGTTCTACCTTTTGGAACTAGTACACCTTTCTTGGAGTCGAGAATAATTTGATCATTTGTGTCATACTGAACTCCGCTGCCTCTAATACTGCGTAAGTTTGTAGTTTGACGTTTTATTAATCTCATGTTAAACTTCCAAGTAACTTACTGTTGCACTTAAATTAGTTGGAGATTCACCTAGTATGATAATGCTGTCGCCAGCCTCTAAAATAACCTTTTCACTATCAAATGTAAACGTTTCACCTGCAGGAAGAATCAATGCTCTAATAACCATATTTTGGTCGCCTTTTGGTTCCCCGTTTGGTACAAAGTGCATATCAAAGTTTGTTTCACCGTCTTCTTCGTGATCTGGATTTGGTAGCCAAGTATTACAAATCATTATAGTTGTAATTGCATACCTTTTTCCTGCTGGCACAGTTAATAGTGTTGTATCTGTACTAAGTATTAATGCATTTTCTATTGCCATTATTATTTCCTTTAAAACAACATACTGTAAACTAACGATCTGTTGTTGCTTATTATTTCATCTCTTGTACTAGAACTATTTACAAAATATAGTCCAGTGTTGCCTGTATCTTCGACTTTAGAATAAATTTTAATACCGTCGCTTGGTGTAGTTGGTTCTAATGCTGGATCATCTATACTAGGAGTAGCGTTTATATGCATTTGATCATTTATTCTAACTGATCCGGTACCAGGAGCAGCTAGAATTAAATCAGCATTTGATTCTACTGCTTCAATCTTAGTTCCTGCTATCCTAATATCGTTTAATTCTATTCTGTTTGCAAAAAACTGTGCAACCGGAACATCATTAACTCCAATGTCTACATAACTTGCATTTCCAGTTACTTCGTCGTCGTGTGTTTCTACGAATGTTTTTGTTAATGTGCCTTCATCAATTCTGCTTTGGAATGTTGTTGCTAGTACAGTTGATACGTAGTCGTCTACATATTTTTTATTTGGAATATGGTCGTCATCTGTAACTTGTGCTTCATAGTTTGCAGTTCCAGTTACGCTTACTACACCTGTACCAGTATTAATCAAGTACAAGTCGCTGCCACCTGTAGAAATACTGTTTGTTCTTATTCCTGTTAAGTCGCCGCTTAAATCTTTAAAGTGCCAGCCACCTTGTTTTAGTGTTTCTGTATTTGGATCTAACCAAGTTACATCTTCGTCAAAAACAAATCGCTGATTTTCTAAAGATCCTCGGTCTATTTCAAGACCAGACTCGTCTAAACTTATACCAGAACCTGTCTCGCCATCATTTAAAATTATGATGTTATCGTTAATAGATGTGTCAGTGGACTCAATAACAGTTTGAGTCCCTCTGACTTCTAAATCTCCTGTAACAACTACTTTTCCGTTAGCAACACCGGTGTTTAATTCTATTTCGCCGCCGTCGGTAACTTTGATATAGTAGTTGCCATTAGGTACATTAACAAAACGAGACATTTAATAGTCCTATTAGATTGCTGTTAATCTTAAAACAGTTTCTGTAGAATCATCTTCAACAGCCCAAGTATACTTATTGTTGTTAAAGTCTCTTGCAGTTCTGTTATATAATTTTTTAATTCTAACTTGGCCTTCGTCAGTTGTACCGTTTATAGATATTTCATCAGCACCTAAAGTACCAGCTGCTTTGTCTACTAAAGTACAAGTACCAACATTGCCTGTTCCTACTGTGCCGTCACGTTGTGTTCCGTCAGCATATACTGCTGTACCTGTTTTTAGATCGTTTACAACAAACTTGCTCGGGCTACGCTGTTGTAAAAGTATTCCTGATTCAGTTTCGGCGTTTGCTCCAACTTGCACATTGATTGCAATATTGAAAAAAGTATCATTTAACGGTGCAAAACGTGCATCGTCTGCATCGGCTAATCTGCCGAAGTATCTTTTATTAATTGGTCTTCCCATTTTTTTCTCCTATTATGTTTGACGTTCTAAGTCTACGCGGTGGGTCCGCATAAGTCCTCAAAGTCTTTGAGGAACATCCTCGTTGACACAAGTATTTATCTTATTAAGATTAATTTAAAAACTTCAATTTAGAATGCAGATTTTCACACAGGTGCCTGTACACGAATATTAATTGGTTCTTGTTATGTAAGAGCCGTTGTTTATTTTCTAACATATAATCTTGCCAGTAACTTACTGGTTTTGTGCAAAATTTTTCAATTTGATCAACAAACATTTTTTCTCTTTTTATAACATCTAATTCTGTATCGTAAGAAAGATCAAAAATATCGTCAAACATATCAAAATGTTGATTCTGTAAACTTTTAACTTGAAATGGTGTCCCAAAGACTAGTGGTAATTGAAAGTAGAAAAAAGGTTTTGCTGTTTTTTCTGTAAAATGTGCTCTGTCAGACAATGTTTGTGTTCTATACTTCTCTTGATACATCCATCCAACGTGTGTTTCCTGTACTACATTCAAACAAACTTTATCTAATCCTCCTGTTTCAACTTCCCATTGATCAGAATCTGGATGTCCTAGTGTTACAGGAAATCTATCATGCAGGTCTTGCGGTATAATATTAAGCCACGGTTTGCTCCACTGCTCATTTTCTTTGTCAAAATATTTTTTACAGTCCTCGTGCCAGCCGCACGACACATAACCTTTTGTATCTAGTTGTCGAGATAGCAAATCAGCAGTAATCCTAACTCGAGAATATCTTGCTCTTCTTGCTAAACTACTAAACAACGTATTTTTTTCGGCAACTGATTCTTCAAATTGTTTGTACTTTCTTGTGTTTAAGCAATTATAAAAGAACGGACTTTGTGCAAAATGATAAGGTTTACTGCCTTTTTGATATAATTCAAATCCGCCGTCTATAACAAGAATATTATTCCATCCTTCTTCATTTAAATAGTCACAAACACTATTCCATACAAGCGAATGCATGACTTCAAATTCGTAAACTAGTATTATGTTTTTGTTTGTTAAATTTGTGTTGTCTTTTTTAAATTTTTTGTTTGCTCTTTGCGTCATAGACACAAGCATATCTTCTTGGATGTCAAGATAATTAATTACAAAAATATCGTCAGGTAATAGAGTACTTAATTTGTCCCAGTCAAGTTCAGTATTCATTTTATCTATTGACTGCGATTCGTGGTAAAGTTGCATATGGTATTTATAGTGCAAGATATTCTAGTCAAAAAAATAGGACCCTAAGGTCCTATTTTCCGTTTTATAAAATATAAAACTTAGCTGAAGCTTACATTACCAGATGTAATTGCAACTTCACCTAGGTAATCGCCTGCGTTACCTAAAGATGACGCTGTGTTAGACAGTTCAACATAACCATAACGTGTCATAAATGATACGACTGGTTCGAATGTTGCTGGGTCTAATACAACTCCACTGCTCATTAATGGAATATATGGGCAATAGAATGCTGCGGCATCTGACTCTGAAGAGCCTTTATAACCAACAAGTACTGGTGTGTTATCAGCTGCATAAGAATCAACATACACTTTCATGGCGTTGTTTAATGTACCAACCATTTTAGTGTTTGTAGGTGCTTCAAAAGCGCCTTCAGTTGTTCTAGCAAATGCTGAAGTTGTAGCACTTTGTAAAATTGTTAACGCAAATGGGCTAACAACTGCAAAGTTACCAGCACCACGTCTTGTACGCTGAGCAATCAAGTTAGCAACACGGTTGATTTGAACAGCTAAAGCAGCGTGTTCGTCACCAACAAATGTAGCAGTACCTGATACAGCAGCTTGGTCATATGTTTCATATGTACCAGCTAAAGAACGTAGGCTTCCTAATACTTCTTGATCAATCTCAGCAGTAATTTCTTGTGCTAAAGCAGCCATAATCTCTGCTTCAATATCAATACCATGCTGTGACTGAGCGTCCTGTGCAGATTCAAAAGTCCAGCGAGCTGATAGCTTTCTGGTTTTTGCTTCTACAGTTTGCTTTAAGATTTGAATGCTTAATTTCTTACCTGCTTGTCCTTCTAGTGCTGCTGTAGCTGCTGCTTTAGCAGTTGCGCTTGAAGAATTTGCTGAGTAACCTTGAGCAATTTCAAATGGGCTTAAAGCTTCTGTTCCAGCTGCAAACTCACCTGCGTCCGCATAGCGTACACGTAATGTGTGAATTTGACCGACTGGTCCAGTCATAGGTTGTACACCAACTAGTTCATTTGCAATCACTGTTGGCATTACACGTCTGATAACTGGTAAAATAACTCTGTTAAGAGTTGCGACATTACCGGCGGAAGTGGCACCTGCTGTAGCACTTTCTGACAAATACTGCTTAGTATTTTCCAGTGTAGTAGCCATTACAGACTTCTTGTTGCCTTGTAGGCCTTCAAGTAGTGCGTCTTTGGTCTCCTGCCAGCGACTTTCTAGTAGTTCTGACATCATTATCTCCTTAATTTAATCCAGCGAGACGACGAATGTCAATAACATTTCCGTCCTCTGCTTGTCTACTAACGTTAGATTCTTCTTCTCTGTTGCCTGTGATTTCTTTGCCTTCTACTAATTGTGCCTTTTTCTTGGCTGGAGTACCGCCGTCTATAACGGATGGTAAGTACTTGTCAAACTGTGTTCTAAGTTTTGTAGTTTGGACAGTTTCCAGTAAGTCTGTCATAATTTCGCGCTGGTCATTGCTTAAAGGCGCAACCAACTCGTTCATTATGTCTTTTCTTTGTGCATTTTCATTGATCTGTGTGATTTCTTTCTCTTTAGATTCAACTAACTTAACTGCTTTTTCAGCAACAGTTTTTGCTTCTGCAAGTTTCTTTTCTTTTAAGTCAAGAACTTTCATAAGTTTTGCTGTTTCTGATTTTTCATTTAAGTAAGAGTTAGAATACTCAGATGCAAATGCTTCGAATAATTTACGACCAAAGTCGTTTTCTCGTGCAGCATCAATGTCTTCTTTAAGCTGATTAATTTCTTTTGCAAGTCCTTTTTCAACTGCTTCTGACACTAATGTAGCACTTCTTTTGATAAAGTCTGTTTTGACTTTAGCAAAGTGCGACTTAGCTTCACGTACTAAACGTACTTTTGTTTCAGCTAGGTCTTTTTTATCTTCATAAAATTCTGCAATCTCATTAGATAGTGCTTCAACAACAAAATCTTCAAGTGTAGCAAATTTCTCTGCCATTGCTTTTTGATCTTGGTGTAATTCAGAAACTTCAGAAGTTAATTGTTCCATAACAAAACCTTTTAGTAGTTCAGCATTTTCACGCTGTGCTACTGCATATTTTGCTTTGGCTTCTGCTAACTGTTTGCGGTCTTCTGCAAACTCTGAAATTTCTTCTTGTAGACGCTCTTCTAGCATGGTGTCGACAGCTTCAATCATGTTCTGCTTATCGTGTTCATACTTTTGTGCAAATTCTTCGCGAAGTTCAGCAGTTACCTGCTGCTTGTTCTCTTTGATTTTGCTATTCCAAGCTTCTTCAATTTCGTTGCGCACTTCTTCTGAAACAACATCGTTTTCAAATAAAGTTTTTAGTGCATCCAACATATTTTTCTCCTCAAAATTATCGGAGTTTACTGATTATATTAATCAGCGATTCCTTAAGATACTTTTGTGCCTTTTCGTCGTGCTTTGTTGCCTGTGCTAGTTCGTACGCCGACATCCCGCCACGAGCATTCATTAAATGTTCGTAGATAGGCGTTGGATACGCCCCAGGAGCACTCGGCTGTGCGACGACATCCACGGTGATAATTTCAAATCCTGAAACTTCACCGCTTCCGTCTTCTGATACGTTACCACTTCCTCTTGAAGAAACGCCTAGTTTTACACCTGCTTCAAGCATTGTTTTTACTAGTTGTCCCATAGGAGTTGGTAAAATTTTCATCTTTCCATAACCGTTTGGTCCATCCATCCACATTTCTGTAATCATGTGTGATACACGGTCCAAGTTAATGTTTAGGCCTTCTGGATGATCAACCTCGCCGAGAACGCTGTAACCTCCGCTAACTTGATCGTTGAGAGTTTTGACAGCCCTGCCTATTTCATTAACAGGATATACTCGCTGATTAGCGTTACGGACGCCGCCTTGAATACAAATACCTTTCATATAAAGATCTTTGCCTTCATTTTGGCTTTCCACGACCATTTGTGCTTGGTCAAATGTCAAATGCTCTCGTAGATTCATCATCTAATTTAGCCCTCTTTCTTATGAGCCAAGTGTGGACTTCTTGTTCACACCGCCGTCTTCGCCTGCGCCTTTTTTCTCAGCGCCATGGCCTTTTGGTTCACCCTTTAAAGATTTGCCAGCTTTTCCACCTGGTACATTAACGTTTCCTGCATTTTCTTCGCTTTCTGAAGGATTTGCTAATCCGCCTGTTGTACCTTTAGTGTCAGCTTCGCCGCCTTGAACTAAGTTAGACGATGTTCCGCCCATATCGTTCTTACCAGCTACTGTTGACTTGGTGTTTGTGCCTGACTCTTCTGACTTATTTGCACTTGATGCTTCTAAACCGCCTTTACCAGCAATTTTTTCTACATACTCGCGCATTTGTTCTGCTTCTGATTTTTCAGCAACTTCTTCGTCGTCTGAATCTTCAGCAACAGCGTCTTCGTCAGTTTCTTCTTCAGCTTCGCCAAAGTTAAAGGCTTCTTCTTCGCCTTCTTCGTCTTCGCCTTCCTCATCGCCCATGTCCATGTCAGCAGCGTCGTCATCGTCGCCGTCTTCATCAGACATCATTTTTTCAAATTCAGCTTTAAGGTCGTCCAAAGCATCTTCTAGGTCAACAACTCTGTCTTCTATTTCTTCGTCGTCGCCTTTATCTTCTTCGCCTTCGTCGTCCATAGCGTCTTCAATGTCACCCATCATGTCATCTGCTGGGTCACCGCTCATGTCGTCGTCAGCTTCAACTTCAAATTCGTCTAAGTTAAAGTCTTCGTCTACTTCTTCGTCAGTAGCTTCGTCAACTTCTTCGTCTTGTGCTTTTGCTTCGTCTACTTCTTCGTCAGTAGCTTCGTCTACTTCTTCGTCAGTAGCTTCGTCAACTTCTTCCTCTGAAGCTTCATCAACTTCTTCTTCGGATTCCTCGTCAACTTCGATATCGTCTTCAAGTAGATTTTCATAAATCTCTCTTGATTTTTCTACAACGATGTCGTGGAATAATTCTTGTGCTCCGGCTTTGTCTTCATTGACTAGGCGCTCAAGCATTTCTTCAAACTTGTTTCGATCTGCCATTTTTTGTCTCCTATAAATGATTTGTTACCTATGGTAAGGCTGTCACTATTATTTAGTAGAAATATAGATATACGCTGGTAAACGGGGTCAAAACGGCCCGTTTTAGAAAGATCGTGCTAATTTTAGAAGATTTTTTGGAAATCTTCGATTAGCATAGTACTAAAGTTGTCAAATTTATTTAGTTCTTCTGGACGATAATTATCTGGTGCTATAACTCTTACAAACTTAATATGCGGATTTTCTTTAATTACATTAGTAGTTTGACGCATCCAATTGCCAAAAAATGTTGCGCCATCTGATGATTTTTTGTAATTAGGACTATCTGCAAATATATTATTAAATCGTTGGCCGTCTTTTAGGCCTTTATAATCAAATCCTAATATGTAAATTGTTTCGTACCTGTGCTGACTTGCTAACCACAACGCAGTAGGACCACTTGACCAACCTTTTGAAGGATTAAAAAAATTAAATTCTTTAAATCTACTAATTGTTTTTTGTGGATTAGTCCATATGTTAGGATTTTTCTTGTGATATCCGGCTTTATGTAATTCTAAAACCATCTTTACATCTACAGCAACTAGATAATCAGGGTCAAATGATCTATAAACAGCATTACAAGCATATACTTTACCGTGTTCTTTTAATGTGTTAGGATCAATAGGTTCTCTACTAGTTCCATTACCTAATACAAACGCAATACTGCCATCAGATATAGGTGTTACAACCGGCACAGGTTGTTGCTTAGGTTTATACTTTATAGAATCTTGTTCGGTTGTGGGAGCTGGTTGAGTTGGGGATTGTGTAGCAAGATCTTTTTGTCTTTGATCTATTTGTCTTTTTAACTTTGCTTCTTGCTTTTCTTGTCGGCGCCACTGCATTAATTTAGCGGCTTCCTGTTTGGTTAACCCTTTTTTGGATAATTTAGCCACACGTTAGATTCCCGCTTCGGCGTTGGCAGCAACTCCATACATTTGTCTAACAAAATCTAATTCATTTGCTTTTTCTTTTTTATGTAGTTCGCCTGCTTTACGTGCTTTGTTGATTTGTCGTAGAGTTAATTTTGTTTTGCGTGTGTCGTCCAAGTCTACAGGTGATAAGTCGTCACGCGGCTCGTAGCTGTTATCCTCTACAGGCTCAAATGTTTCTTTGTCAAAATAAAATAATTCACGCAATATCATAATACTATTTATACCGTTTGGTCTGTTGCTGGAGGTGTTGCTCCTGGCTCTGCTCCTGTAGCAGTGTCTGGAGGTGTTCCTTCACCGCCTTCTATAGGTGCTTCGTCACCAGTTACTGCTTCGTCTTCAAGTCCGCCTAAGTCTCCTTCAATGCCTGCGCCACTTACTCCTGCGCCACGCATTTCTGCACTTTGATCGCCTGGAGGAGGTGTAAGATTTTCGTCGTTTTCTTCTCTCCATAAACGTTCATTTTCTGCTATTTCTTCTTGTGATAAACCTAAGTATCGCGCAAGTGCAAATCTATTTGACATATAAGGAATTGCTGCCATTTGTGTATATGTTGGTACACGAGCATTGTCCATTTCTGCTTGTCTATATGCAGCAAAGTTTTGTGGTGGTTCCATAGTAAGATCAAACATACTTGTATCTATGTTTGCACCTTTTTCTAATAGATAACGTTTAAACTCTTGATTAAATTGTTCAACAACTAGATTTTGTAAACGTTCGCAATATGTATTAAATCTTAATTCTTGTATATATGCTGTTCCAACTCTGCCGTCGTTATACTGAGCGGCACTATCGTCTGCTCCAGTAGGTAGATAGGATGAAGGGATACGGAGACCGCGTACTAGTTTGTTAGTGAAATAACGTAAGTCGTCAATTTCACCAAGGTTAGTTCCGCCTGGCAGTGTTTCAACTTTTGATCCGCGCCCTTCAGCAGTTTGCGGGAAGAAGTAGTCTTCGTTGATGCTCAACGGATTGTAGGAACTGTCTATGACGTTCGTGCCACCTCCTGTCGAACTTGGTATGCGTCTCTGATGTATCTCAGTTTTTACCCTTTCGACAAACTGCATTGCCAAGTGACTTGGCATATTACCAACGTCTACATAAAACACTCTACGTTCAGGTGCTCTCTGCACACGATAGATAATAATTGCATCTTCAAGCAATTCTTTCTGCTTGTAGACTTTGAATATTGTTTCTAATAGTGAATTACCAAATGGATAATTGTTGTCTAAGCCTTCTGATAAACTTAAATGTATAACATGGTTAGCATCAACAGTAATTTCTCTGTCGCCTTGCTGGAATCTCGAACCGCCTACAGTTTGATTGGGATTTCCTGTCATGCCGCGAACACCGCCGGTCATGTATCCTTCTCCGCCGCCAGTAGTGTTACCGTTAGTTGAATATGGAGTTGTAGCAACCATTTCTTCAAAGTTTAAATTAAAGTTTTTAACTACATATTGTTCTGGTTTTTTGCCTTCTGATTCGTTTACAATAATTTTAGTTACATTTGCAGGATCTACATGGAACCATTTTCTTGTTTCTGGATCTCTTACAAAGAATGCATCACCGTACTTGAATGTGTTACGTAATATACGGAACATACGTGTTTCAAAATTTTGTAATTTACACCATTGTTGTAGATATTGTTGTAATACAGTTGCTTCTGAATTTGTTGCCTTTTGTTTGAAATTCATTTTAAAAGGCGTTTGATTCTGTTTGTTTTTTTGTGTGCAGAATTCAGCTAATATGTCAAGTGCAGCATTTACTTCTGAGTCCAAATCCATTGTGTTATAGTGGCCATATCGTTCAACACGATTTGGCGATCCTGTATAAACGTCTGGCAAAAAGGAACTGTAATTTGCTTTTGCAGGGCCAACACTGTTGCCGCCACTAGATCCGCCTAACGGTGAATAGTTGCCGCTTGGATTATCGCCTGTTGCTATTGGTGTAAAATGTCTTTTCCAACTCATTTAAATTCCTACCACATTGCATCGCTATTTGCTTTTGTGGCTTTATATGTTTTTCCGCCTATCTTATTGCCGGATATCATCTCATTTAAGATACTGTTCATAGTACTATTTAACTGATCTAGCTTATCTGCGCCGCCTGTTCCGGTACCAATGCCGCCGGCAAGTGCTTCTTGCACTGCTCCTTGTGCCGCTGTACCAGCTTCTGTGCCTGCTTGATCACCTAATACTTCGTTCATTTTTTCTAAAGTCTTTATTAGTTCTTTTAAAGCACTATTATAACTGAAAATACTGTCGCTGTCAAGTCCATTTGTAACATCTTGTAGATTTCTTAGGCCGTCTGATGTAAATTGGATATTTCCTATATTGACATCATCGCCCGAAAATTCTGCAATGCCTGCCATTGCTTCTTTTAGTTTTGGAACATTATCTAGATTTAGTTCGCCGCCCATAAAGTCTTTAAAGCTAGATAGTCCTGAACCTACTTTATATATTGCATCGGCATCAACTTGATCAAACGCTTTTAGGTCTTCTACTAGTTGATCAAATTGTCCTTCACCTTCAAAGAAACTACTGATCATGCCGCCAAGGCCTTTTGACACACTGTCGAACACGCCGTCACCTGTGAAAGAACTTATTCCATCATATAGCGATTGCAGTGCAGGACCCATTAACCATAATTGATTAACATCTAAATTTTCAAATGCTCTTACACCATCTGCTAATCCTGGTAACGCTCCGCTACTTACAAAGTTTGCAAAAAATCCTGCTTTGCCTAATTCACCTATTGGGCCTGCAACATTAGAAATTGCAGGGCCAACGTTAAATAGTGCCATAGGATCGACACTTTCAAATTGTTTTACACCTTCTGCTAGTTTTCCTATATCACCTGCGAAGTTAGCAAGGAAGCCCGCATCAGCCAGCTCGTAGATACCGACAGCCAGTGGTCCTAATACTCCGGCGACTTCTTTTAAATTAGCAACATCTTTTATTTCGCTTAAACCTTGTACTGCATCTTTAATTCGTTCAACACCTTGCCCTGCAAAATCAATGCCTTTGCCTGCAAGCATAATTGCAGCGCCGGTTCCAACTAACATACCTGTAAATACTGCTGCGCCGACTGCAACTTGTGGTGCAGCAAATCCGCTGAGCAGTTTTTGAAATACTTTGAAGGCAACATACACTGCGCCGCCTGAACCTATTACTCCGGCAACAGTGCCGAGCGTTCCCATGTCTATTCCAAACAGTCCTCCGCCGTCGTCGGGTGCTTCTGGAGTTGACGATGATAATTCTGCTTTTTCTTTTTCTAAAGTAGCAATCCTGGATAATATTTTATCTTCTTTTTCTTTTATGGCTGCAATACTTTTTTCTTTGTCTTCTTTAGAAAGTTCACTATTTGCTAATACTTCAGCTCTTTGTTTTTCTAGGTCTGCTAAACTAGCTTGTCTTCCTGCTATTGCATCATCAAATTGTTT